ACCTTCATTTTCAATTAACTTATAATATGATGTAATAAGTTTAATATATATATCTTTAACATTTTTATAATGATCTAATAAAGAAGGCTCTTCTTTTTCAATTTGCTTATTTGGATTTTCTATCATACCACCACCTTTAATATTTTCATTTTTTTCTTTAACTCTTTTTTCTATACTACCATCATAAATTTTTTTTTCTTTGTCGTCGCCTTTATTTATACCGTATGTTATTCTTAGTTTGTTTTTAAGATCAGCTATTATTGCATCGATCAATGTATTATCGTCTTGTTTCAAATCATCTTTTAAGATTTTATATTTTTTTTTAAACCTATTAAACTTATCCAATAATACAATATCATCAAATGTTAAATATGTTTTTTTTTTAAAAATATTTTCTAATTTAGTTATATCATTTTTATATTTAACTATTTCTGTAGATGTTAAATCTGGAGGGTTAGGAGGTTGTTTTAAAGTACTATTTACCAGTGTTAAATTGGGATCATTATATATAACCATTTGAGAATTACTAGGACCTATATCACCACCTTGTTGATATGATACTTCTTTAGAGTTAGATGAATTTTTATTTTTTTCTAACTTTAATTTTAAATTAAAATATTTTTTTAAATCTTGTGATACATTTTCGCCAATTTTACTACCATCTGATAATATAACATAGTTTTCATTATCTGAAGATATTTGATTTAATGCGTCTATTCTTTCTTCGCCTTCCATATATTATATGTTCTCTAAAATAAATAGATATAACTATTATAATAATTAAAACTTTGTAGCAATTATACTTGTTAATATCCATATAAATATTGTAAATAATGATAATGTTTTAATTAATTTTTTTCTTTCTTCAAAATTAAGAATATTATGATCGGTTATTTCTTCGTCGTCATCTTTCTTCTTTATATTTAATACTATGGGTATTATTATTAATACAATTATTAAAGCTGAATGCATGAATAGTCTGGTAATACCATTAGTTCCCATATAAAAATAGTAAAATAAAGATCTAATTGTATTCATACCATCACCAAAATTCATATAATCAACCTGTACGGTATTATCTATATTTATAAATAAAACAATAAACCAGAATATAACAAGATATATTACAACATAATATAAAAAACCTTCATTAAAATTTTTGATAAAGTTTATATCGATAGACCATTGTATTAAAATTACACATAAATATCTTATAAAAAAAGTTGTTATTATGAAAACTAATCTATCATCAAACGTTAATTCTAATTCTTTCATTGGATTATTAGGGTCATTATCGAATAAAATTACTGCGTTTTTTATTGTGGTTTTAGCAATTTCATCTTTTTTACCATTATTATAATCATCTATTTTATTATCAAAATCTTTTATTTTATTTCCTGATTTTTTTTCAGTTTTTTTTATAGAACCAATAGATTGATTTAAATTATTTATATTATAAAACTTATAATCATCTAAAAGTTTTTTTCTTAATTCTATCCCATTTTCTCTTAAATCACCTCCATATTGTGGTCCTTTTAAATAGTTACCAGCTGTTAATCTATCATTTATATTATGTACTGTTATTTCTCTTCGTTTTCTTCTTTCTCTTTGTATTTGTCGTACTTTTGCTTTTGATTCTGTTGATACTGCTTCTGTTGATGCTGCTTTTGCTTCTATTGATGCTTCTTCTGCTTTTGCTGCTGCTTCTGCTTTTGCTGCTGCTTCTGTTGATGCTGCTTTTGCTGCTGCTTCTGTTGATGCTTCTTCTGCTTTTGTTGCTGCTTCTTCAGCTACTTTTGCTTCTGCTTCTTCAGCTACTTTTGCTGCTTCTGCTTCTATTGATGCTTCTTCTGCTTTTGTTGCTGCTTCTTCAGCTACTTTTGCTGCTGCTTTTTCTGCTTCTTCAGCTACTTTTGCTGCTTCTTCTTGTTGTGCTTCTTTTTTTTTTCGTGCTTCTTCGCGTTGCGCGGCGGTTTTTGTTTCTTGCGCTTTTAGTTCATCGTTTTTTTTTCGTGCTTCTTCGCGTTGCGCGGCGGTTGTTTTTTTTTGTTCTTCATTTAAATCACTAATAGCAGTATTAATATCTGATATATCTTGTGTTTCTTTGTTGTCGTCATTATTTTCTTTTTCTCCATCATTCATTTCTTTGAGTTTGTTATAATATTTTAACTTTTTCAATAAGTTATCTTCTTTTAATTTTAATTCTTGGTATCTATAATATTTTCTAAGTATATTATATAATATTTTAGGATTTTTTTCATAAATATCTATCAAATCTTTATAATATTTATATCGTTCTGGTGATATTTTTCTTATATCAATATCGTTAAAAATATAATCACCAATTGATTTAATATTAAATTTTTCTTCATCAATATTATCGTTATATCGCATTTTGTTAAATATGTTATTGTCCATACTTCCTTTATTCGTATTATAGAAAAAAATAAATAATTAATTTTGTATTGTATATATCATCTTCCATATAATTGCTACGATAAGGTATGATATAACAATAAATGCGAGTATATAATTTATTTGCGGATAATAATAAAATAATATACTCATTAACGTAATTATCACGATAGACCAAATAATAATTAAATGTATGCTAAATACATTTAATTTAAACTTATTATATAATGAATCTTCACGATTAAAGTCTTTTAAAATATTTTCTAATGTTGTTTGAATTTTATTTTTAAATGAATTAATACTAGATTTATCAAAATCTTCAAATATTTTTGTATAATCTTCGTGTGTAAAAATATCATTTCTCGCAATGCGATTTAAATTGCGAGAATAATTTTTATAATTTAAAGGAATATACGATGAAGGCATTGTATCTATTGGCAAAATACCAAATTGATAGATTTGTTGTTTTTTCATTAAGTCATAATTATTATTTAAAATTAGCAAGTCAGATTCTAATTTATTTTTTTTTAAATTATTATTTTCATTATCAACGTTTTGTGCTTCACTTTTGAAAGCATTTTGGATCAAAGGTGCATTTATTTTTTTGGCTTTATCATTCACTTTTATTGTCTTTTCTAATTTTTTAATTTCGTCCTTTACATTATTTTTTTTATCATCTTTTTTTTCGTTATCCAAACATGAATATTTGAATAATTTTGATGTTTCATCAAACAAACTAATAATATCTTTATTATTTTGCACATCTGTTTCTAAAAAGTATTTAGTTGTTAGAAAAAAATTACTTGTTGAATAATCATTATCAAGACAATTATCTGTCATTATATTTGTTATAACTTTATTAATTTAATATATTTTTATTAATAAATATATAAAATTATAAACTTATATATAGTATAAATGAATAAGTATAAATTATCAATATTCATATTTTTACAATATGTATATACTATATATTCATATTCTCTCGGTGTAGGTTCTGGGAGTTTAAATAATATTGGAAAATCAAAAGGTTCGGATATATGTATTCTAAACTATAATAACGTATATAGTTCTCTTTATAAATGGTCTAAAGAAAATGCGAATAGTCACAAAAAACTTATAAATGATACATTGTGGATTAATAAAAACAGATTTATTCATCAAAACATTATAATTGGTATATATAATGACGCGGGTATATTGACATATATGTGTCAATTAAGAAAAATAGAAAATATGAGATTTATTTTAGTTAATATTTTTGCAAATCCAAGTAATAACCTAAAAGAAGATTCTTATTTATTTGATAATTTATATTCATTTTGTGAATATAATAAATACTCGTTAGATACTCGCAAATTGATACTAATTGATAATAGCAAATATTATTTAACATATATATTTGAAAAAAAATAGTTATTATTATTTTTTTATTTTATTACATCTATTCGTTTTTGGATTTAAAACAGAACCTTCGGGGCATATTTTTGCAACCTTTATATTTTCTGGTTTTATAGGTTTCTGTTTTTTTATTTTATTACATCTATTTGTTATTGGATTTAAAACAGAACCTTCGGGGCATATTTTTGCGACCTTTATATTTTCTAGTTTTATAGGTTTCTGTTTTTTTATTTTATTACATCTATTCGTTATTGGATTTAGAAATGTTCCTGAAGGGCATATTTTTTTAGGTATTTCAGGATTACTCAATTTTATTTTTGATAATTTATTAATAGACTTTATCGAAATGCATCTATTTGTTGAAGGATTGACCACATTGTCATTATTACATATTACATTTCCATTTATTGCAAGTTCGCTTGATTTATTTTTTTTAACATATGTAACAATGCGACCTCCTTCATAAAAAGAAAAACACAAGTCTTTTGCGTTCATTATATCTAAAATGCATTTTTTACGATTTAAACAAAAACTATCTTTATTTTTCAAATTCCATTCATATTTCATTAATTGACAAGGAATAGATATTTTTTTATCATCAGATACAGCATCATTTACAATATTTGGATCTATAGTAGTTCTCGTCCAGCCATTATAAACATATTTTTCTCCTTTACATTTTATACCCGCTATTGAATGTCCACCAATATTATATGTATTATTATTCCAATTTGTTAATAAAACTGAATCTTGTATATATTCTTCGTTTTTTATTTTAACATTTTCATTTAAATTGAGAAGTTCATTAATCTCATTATTTTCTATTAAATAATGAGGAGGATAATAAGAAGCTTTTTTAATATTTTTATCATCTAATATATTTATAATTATAATATCATGATCCGCTATTTTCTCTTTAACTTTTAAAGCTGATTTAAATATATAATCAAAGTTTATAACATTTTTTGTCATTTTGATAAGTTTGGTATTATTATATATGGAATAATATATTTTTTTGTTTTTTGATTAAGGTCAAGATATAAAACTTTTACTCCAAGTAATTTATAAACACTCTTAATGTATAAAGCAGATTTAAATCCATTTTTTTTATATTTAACAGGGTCATATGAAAAATTCTTTTTATTATATTTATATAATTGTTTCAAAATATATTCTGGACGTATTTTATCAAAATACAAATAATCATTATGACGATATGTTGTTCTAAAATATTTATTTTTTAATATATAATCCAATGTTTTATAAATAGCTATTTTTTTATTCCATTGTTTAGACTTTTCAAGTAATAACTTTCTACTTTCATCGCTATATAAAACACTCATTAATATACTATTAAACCAACAAGTTGGTCCATATTGTTTTAATGATATCACATTTTCGCATTTTGTTGTCATTTCTATTATAAATACATATAAATATTTTTTATTTCTTATCTTTTTTTATTTTATTGCATCTATTTGTCTTTGGATTTAAAATAGTTCCTTCAGGACATATTTTTTCAGGTACTTTTTTATCTTTATTCTTGTTATTTTCAGATTTATCAATCTTAT